GTGGACCGGTGGGTTAAGCTTGGAATGAGGCGGCAATATTTCGGACCGACGATGATCACCACCTACAATGAGCTTGGACTTGATCCCGAGTTTGAGCGAGATTGTGGGGAAGAGTTGTGGCTGTTCGCCGATTGTGCTACTTTCTTGAGTGGATCGTGGACGATGAGTCAGAGAGGCTGGGTGTGGCACCCTATGTCGGCTACTAAGCTGATGAAGACCAAGGTGCCGCCCAGTCAGGTGTACCCCAACAAGCAGCATCCGCTGGCTTGGATGGTTGGTGCATTTTCGACGTCTCTGAGTTTCCGCAGAGATCCATTGTGGGACAACCTCTTTGATTCTTACGAGAGGTACGCAGAGTCTCGCGGCGTGGACCTGACGAAGGCGCGTGAGCGCTGGATGGCTCAGGATCTGAGGGCTGATGGGATGCGAAACGAACTGGGCGGGGAGAAGTTCGCGATAGCAGATCGCTTCATTCTGGACAAGCTGAAGAGGCTTGGTGAAGTGCGTGGTTTGCCTTTTGATGAGGTGGATTGGCTTGCCACGAAGGAGATGTTGGGTCGCATGACTCAGTTTCCTTGTCGACTCGACTCTGCCACTTTGGACTGGTATCGACAGGTCCATTATGGCAAGTACGAGTAAACCATCGGCCTTTGGCGGGCAAGGCGAGGTTGTCGATGACATTGGGAGAGCAGGTGGATCGTGCCGCCAGGGACCACAAATCTCTACATCCCGTGCATTAAAGACGATCTCGGGGGATTCAGGATCCCCCCCGTTACCCCACTGCCCAGAGCCATGCCGCGCTCTCGGGTGTGTGAAAACTATTGACGAGTTCAATGAGTGCAAACCAAGGCAAGAAACGGGGCCGCACTGCGGGTCCCAAGCCGGCTGGCCAGCCGGCCAAGAAGAAGCAGAAGGCCAAGCGCGCGGCGCGCAATGGCCGTGCCCAGTCTACCAGGGGCATGGGGGCCATCCAACGGAATGATGCAGGTACTATCCTGCAGCATGCCGCCCCTCAGATGACCGACGTCATCGAGAAGGATGAGTACGTAGGCGACGTCTCGGGATCGAACGGTACCGGGAACGTCGTGGTCACGAAGTACGCGATCAATCCAGGCCAGGCGGCCCTTTTTCCACTCGGCTCGGCTGAGGCAAAGGACTGGACCTGCTGGAAGTGCGTCTATTGCGAACCTTATCTCATGCACGAAGTGAGTGAGTTTGCGACGGATGGATCGACGGGGAAAGTGATCTTGGCAGTGGACTATAACGCTGCCAACGACGTGCCGACGACCAAGCAGCAGGTGGAAGACATGCATTCTGCCAGCAGCATGCCGTGCGAAGACATTGGGCTTAAGCTTATCCCGAGCTTGCTCAACCGCGCGGACCCCAAGTACGTCCGAACTGGTGTGAAGCCGGCGGGCACAGACATTCGTCTCTACGACGGTGGGAACTTGTATGTTGTTGCAGCTGGCCAAGCTGGCAACAGCAAGATATCCGAACTCCGCGTCCGATACAAGTTTGTCATGTGCCTTCCAACGCTGTTGAACCCTTCGGGCGGACTCGTTGACGATGAGACGGTGGCGCAGTTCGTGACTCCTGGAGAGGCAGCGAACGCGACGCCACAGACTCTCGTCAGCGGTGCCCAAACGACCCTTCTGATTCCCACGGCTGTTGCGAATGGCCTGGGCGCGGTG